AAATATTAGAAAAGAAAATCTAATTAACAAAACCAATGCTAAACATCTGCTAGTAACAGTAGAATTTGAAGTTAACGGACAATCATTTAGAATTGAACGGGGACGCAAGCCTAATTTGCTAAGACTATTTGTTAATAACCAAGAACAAAAAGCCAAAGATGAAGACGAAAGTCAAGGTGATAGTAGAGAAACACAGAAAACTATCGAAGAATTATTAGGCATGAGCCATACGATGTTCAAGCATCTAGTGGCTTTGAACACCTATACTGAGCCGTTCCTTTCAATGAAGGCTGCTGATCAGCGTGAAGTAATTGAACAACTACTAGGCATTACGCTATTAAGTGAAAAAGCTGAAAAATTAAAAGCCGAAATTAAATCTACTAAAGATTCAATACAATCAGAAACATATAAAATTGATGGTATAAAGACTGCAAATGAAAATGTACAACGTAGTATTGATAGCCTTGGAATCAAGAGTTCTGCGTGGGAAAATAAGAAAAACGACGACTTAGAAAAGCTAGGTAAAGCAATTTTACAGCTAGAAAGTGTTGATATTGATGCAGAATTACAGGCTCATATTGATTTAAAAGCATGGACTGAGAACAATAAAAAGATCAATGACTTAAACAAACAGCGAGCTACCTTAGAGACTGCAAATAACCAAGCGTCAAAGACTGTAGCTAAGTATGTAAAAGAGTTAGAAAGTCTGTCGCATAAGAAGTGTCATGCTTGTGAACAAGAGTTACACGACCATAAGCACGAAGAAATGACTGCAACAACGCGGGCAAGCCTTGAGGACGCACAACAATATGCAACTAAAGTACTAAATGACTGGAATAAGGTTAAAGAAGAACTTGATGCTATTGGTGTTTTAGCTAGACCGCCTATGACGTTCTACGAAACAGAAGCCGAAGCACTAGGTCATAAGAATAATCTAGCCAGTTTAGAAAATAGCCTACAGCAAAAGTTTGACGAAGTTAATCCTTACGAAGAACAGATTGTTGAGCTAAACAACACTGCTATACAGGCAATTGACTGGACTTCAGTTAATAATTTAACAAAACTCAAGGACCATCAAGAGTTCTTATTGAAATTATTAACATCTAAAGATAGTTTTATCCGTAAAAAGATTATAGATCAGAACCTTAGCTATCTAAACAAGCGTCTAAGTTACTATATTACCAAGATGGGATTACCTCATCAGGTAATTTTCTTAAATGATTTGAATGTTGAGATTACACAACTTGGGCAAGACTTGGATTTTGATAATCTAAGTCGTGGAGAACGTAATAGATTGATACTGAGTCTAAGCTGGGCTTTCCGTGATGTATGGGAAAACTTATATCAAAACATCAACTTATTGTTTATTGACGAGCTAATTGATGCAGGTATGGACTCTGCTGGTGTCGAAGCTGGACTTGCAATCCTAAAAAAGATGGCACGTGAACGCAATAAGAATATATACTTGATCTCGCACAAAGACGAACTAATAAGTCGCGTGAATAATGTATTGAAAGTTATAAAAGAAAACGGTTTTACCAGTTATTCAAATAATGCAGACTACGTTGAGGCATAATGCTAAACAACTATAATAAGATTTACGAAGAAATGTTGGCAGCTTTTGCCGAACTTCACAACGGACACATACACTTAAAAGAAAGAACCAGTAATACTTCTGCTCTAGAAGTCAAGAAAGCTCTGCAAAAAATCAAAGCCACTACTATGGCTTTGAGAAATGAAGTTCTTGTTGTTCAAAGACAGTACAATGTTGAGAGAGAAAACAAGAGAGTAGAGTACAAAGAACAGATGCGTAGTGAAAAAGAGCGAGAAGCTCAACGAAAAAAATTAAAAAGGATTAAAAATGACAACCCAGGCAGATTTGGCCGCAGCATATGATGCTTACATGGCAGAAAATACAAAGTTTGAAAGCGGTAACTCAGCCGCAGGTACCCGTGCCCGTAAGGCATTGGCCGACTTAGGCAAAGCAGTAAAAGCTCGTCGTAATGAAATTACAGCCGAGAAGAATGCTCGCAAGGAAGCCAAGGCAACAAAATAATCAATGACTTGGTACCATAATGGTTCTATAGTTACAGAACTGCCTGAAGATTGCGTGGGATTTGTTTATCTTATCTCATGTAATACCTCGGGCAGGATGTATATTGGTAAAAAACTAGCAAAGTTTAGTAAAACGACCTACAAAACTGTAAAGTTGAAGAACGGCACAAAGAAGAAAAAGAAGATCAGAAGTAAAATAGACAGCGACTGGCAAGACTATTATGGCTCAAATATAGAATTAAACAAAGACGTTGAGCTACATGGCAAAGAAAATTTCACAAGAGAAATATTACATTACTGTAAAAGCAAAGCAGAAACATCGTACATTGAGGCCCGCGAACAATTCGACCGCAAAGTATTAGAATCAAACGAATATTATAACGGACAGATTTCAGTCCGTGTACATGGCTCCCACATTATAAACAAAATTTAGGCTCACAAGCGGAAAAAGCTCGCACCTGCTAACTTCGGGTGCCCGGATACCTGGATCTAGGATCACAGGGATGGAAATCTCTCGCCGCAAAGAGTACTCAACCAGTATCCTTAACAGGACCACGATAGCAAAAAGCCTGCTGTTTGGTTGTTTGAATAGAGTAAAAATAGGCAAAAGGAGGGGAAAAAGCCCCAGACATGCAAGTATGTTAGCGTATATTTGTTTGTTGCCGTCATATAAAGACGCTGCTCGTGGTACAGGATGACCGCCACTGTAATGCAGTAACGCTAGGTGATAAATGTTCGACTCGGATAATTTTTCATTTTTTGCCCGCCCTGGGCAAAGTGTGACTGAACGATCTGGATAATATTACATCATCTACGATGATTAAAAATGTTTCGAGTGTTAGCGAAGAAACAAATGAGCGTAGCTCATTTATAAATACAAGACTGTTATCAGGAATTACTCTAAATGAAAATACAAGAACTAGTAGAACAACAGCAGCTAAATGAACTAGATGTCGGGCAAGGCATCGGCAAAGCGGTTGGCGGAGTGGCCAAAGGCATAGGAGCTGTTGCAGGTGGTATTGCAGGTATTCCCGGTGCAGTAAAGAAAGGATATCAAGCAGGTAAAGCCGCAGTGGGCGGTAATGATACAACACAACCTGCAACTGGAACAGCACCTTCGGGTGCTGCTCAGTTTTCTTCTCCAAGTTCAAATCCTGTAACTATTAGAAGTCAAATTCGTCAACATCAAGCTGCGATTAGTCAGTTACAACAACAGTTATCAGCACCGGCTGATGATGAAGAAGATACTACAGAACCAGCACCAAGTACATCTAATTCCAATGTTAGACCATTTGTAAGAACAACTCAGCCAAGTAGCACGGCTCAACCGTTACAATCTACAGATCAAACAGCACAAGCTCCTGCAGATACTGTACCGCAAAGTCCAGAAGAAAAAAGAAAAGCAGATCTAGCCGCGGCTGCAGATGTTGCACAGCAAGACATGGCAGCAAATCCTGTACCGACTCAACAAACAACAACAGTTGCACCTCAGACACCAGAAGAAATTAGAAAAGCCAAACAGGCCGCAGCCGCACAGGCCGCACAAGATCAAATGGGTCCTCCAGGACAGCCAGTTGCTCAACCTACAACAGCACCTGCTCCAACTGGATTAGGCGCAGCAGGCAATATTCGTCCTGGTTCTCCTCAACTTGATCCTAAAGCACAACAGGCTGCAACCAAAGCTAGATTACAAATGCAACGTGCTGGCGGTGTAAGTACTGCTACAAAAACTGGAACTGGATTCAAACAATCTCGAGTCGGAGTACCTGTACAGAAGATGATAGGTTCTAACCCAGACGGGTCTCCTAAGTTTGCCACAGTGCGTGAAAGCACAGAACTATACAGTCGCTTCTTAGGGCGTGTTCTTTAAAAGAACGGCATTTGTATTTTCTTAGTAGTATCGAGATTGTCTTTAATAATCTCGCTAATAATTTCAATATCTTCTATACTTAGGTCAAACGATTCTGAGAATGACAAACTTCCTCGCATGTACCAGCACAGTTTGTACAGTTGATTTTTTAAGGCTTTTGTCTGCTTTTCCATTTTTTCACTTAGCTCTTGAATTTCTTCAAGGTTAAGCGACAAAAGCCTTAGGCGAAAAAATTTGATGGATCAAATTGTATAGGTACACTAATTTGATCCTCAGTTACTCCGGCTTCTCGCATTTCGTCCGTAGTATCAATTACCATCGGCTTAGCAGTGTTATTCTCACGTAGAGTCTCTATATGATTTTTAATTTTGTCAAAAATTTCTTTGTCAGTATTAGTTAAGAATTCGTTGATAAATTTAGGATCGCTAGTAGCTCCTTGACTACTTTCAATATGATATACACTGTCATTGATAATACCAATAGTAAGTTGATTTAACTTAGCAAAACTTTCTTTAAATGCTTTAATTTTGTCTTCTTCGCTGACAGACTCGTCGTTAACTAATTGAATAATTTTTTGAGTTTCAAATGTCTGTAAGGCACTACTAGTCATAGTTTTATAATTGATAGGACGTACATACACAGTCAAATCTTCATTAATAGGAACTTCTTCAGTCCATGTAATTTGAGTCTGTAGTTGATCTAGTAATCTACGAAGATCAACTTGATACTCGCTGTTGAACTCTGCTATATTAATAGGAACAGTCATGTACTCGCCGTAGGTAGCAATACGGATTGCTATCAATATTACATCAAGATCTAAATTTGGACACTGCCAAGCGTTCTTAATATTTGGCATACAGTTTTGAATAACATCGACTACTGCCTGACCATTCATGAGAGCATCGGGAATTTTAAGAGCTAATTCGTCTTTAGCTGTCATTGAGTAAACAGGAAATTCTCCGCTTTCTGGTAAAACTAAACTTCCTTCAGGCCAAAAGTTTCCCCCGCTGGGTAAACGAATATAGATTTTAGGTTGGCGCATCATGCCCATTAAGGGATTTACTGCTGGTTGTTGCTGTGGAACCATGTTTTAACTCTCCGATAAATAACTTTGTAAAACTCTGCGTAGTATTTATATACGCACAGAACCCTGGAAAATAACAATGGCAGAAGTAACTGGACGAATAGGCGACGCAGACGTTGCCCTAGATAACGCAGCAACAGAGACTACTCTCCGAGCTCTTCTCATGGCCACTACTGGTTCAAAAGCTGAATATAAAAAGCTAATGGCCATGGCTAGCAAAACACTTGATCCAAAAAAAGTTGATGCCGCCAATCAATCGTTGAGTCAAAATTCAGCAGTTATGGCTAAAGCATCTGTAGCTGGAAAAGTACTAGGTAGTGCTTTTAGTATATTAGGTTCAGTGTTAGGTGATATTACTGCTAGTGCATTTAAAACTGTTGGTAATTTAACAGATTTTGCCAAAGAGTTATTCAATGGTACAGCAACAGTAAGCGGAATTTTTGCTGCATTTAAAGATTTGCCGTTTGGGCTAGGACTAGTTGCCGGACTGTTTGAAACATTGGCAAAAATAACTGAAGAAAATTTAAACGCCTTCAGGCAACTATCAAAAGTAGGAGTTAACCTTGGCGGCGATCTAAATCAAATTAGGGTAGTAGCAAGCTCTGTAGGTTTATCAATGCAAGAATATGGAGAAGTTATTGCTGCCAATTCTGAGACACTATCTTTACTAGGAAAAAATGCAGATGAAGGCGCTGCTGCATTTGTAAAAATTAATAAAGGACTTACTACAGGTAATCTAGCAAATCAGTTATTAAGTCTTGGTTACGGATTTAGAGATATCAATGAACTCACTGCTAGTTATATCAAAATCAACGGCGGCTTAACTGCATCGCAGTTAAAGAATACTAATCAAGTACAGCAGTCAGTTATTAACTACGGTAAAGAATTAGATGTGTTGGCACGATTAACTGGAAAAAGTCGAGAGGCCCTGCAAAAGCAACAAGAAGAACAGGCTGCTGATTTAAACTTCCAATCATATCTTAATGGACTAGATGAAAATGAAAGAGAAAAAGCTAATGCTGCATTACAACTGGCAATGCAGAGTGGGGGCAAAGGCGCTGCTGACGCACTTAAATCTAAACTGATGGGACTACCTCCACTTACTGAAGAAGCTCAAATGTATGTTGCAACCATGCAGGCTGGCGGTAAAAGTGTAGATGATTTTGCTGCAATAGTTAAAAATGGCAAAACTCTACAACAGAGTCAGAATCAATTAGACAAAGCCTTCAGTCAAGCAGTTGCTGGAAATATTAAAGACTTGAAACAATTTGAAACAGTTCTACGAGCTGGAGGAATGACTGGAGATAAATTTTCTTCTACTCTGCAAGGTGTCCAAGCCGCAACAACTTCTTACATGCAACGAGGTATGACTGAAGAAGCTGCAATTCAACGAGCTTTAAATGATGCAAGGAAAAAACAAATTGCACAAGAAAAGTCGGGTGCAGCACAAGCAGCTGAATCTGAAAGAGCATTGAAAGCTTTGAGTTCAGAGCTTATTGGAGCTATGTTGCCTGTGTTCCAGGCGTTAACTCCTCTAGTACAAGATCTAGCACAAAAATTTATGGGCTTTGCTAGTAAGAATATGCCAATGATAACTGATGTTCTTACTAAATTTGTAACGGCTGTGGCAGACTTTCTTAAAGATTTATTTTCTCCTGGCGGCGTAGATCGCACCATGAAAAAAATAGAAGGTTGGATTGAATTGTTAGTTGGTAAAGTAATGGATATGATTTTAAAGAAGTTAAATCCGTTTCACGTTGATCTAACACCAGATCAACAAAGAGCTAGTGAACAGATGCGACAAAACCAAGAGAGTGGACTAACTGAAACTCCTGGGTTAGGGGCTTATGCCAGCGGTGGTATTACTAATAAACCGTCAATTTTTGGAGATGCGGGTTGGGAAGCAGCAGTTCCGTTACCAGATGGTAGAACTATCCCTGTAACTTTAAAAATGCCAGACCAACCAACCAATGTAGGTATGTCCAGTGTATCTAATAATACAGACTCTAAAGATCTGTTAGACGAGCTACAACTGTTAAATAAGAACATAGCAACACTGATTACACATTCTAAAGCTAATGTAGATCTTGGACGAAGTAACCTTGATGCTCTTAAAGGATTGAACGGCAACCTGTTCGCATAAACTATGTCTTGGAAAAAATACTTTACACCTGTTAATACATCTGGATCCCTAAGTCCGTTGAGCGGATCTGACTACAAACCTACAGGTAGCAAACTAAATTACAGCAGTTACTTGCCAGATGTTTATTCTGGATTTCCAAATCGTGTTGATCGTTATAATCAGTACGATACTATGGACACAGACAGCGAAGTTAATGCTGCCTTAGATATTCTAGCAGAGTTTTGTACACAGCTAAACGAAGAAAACTCTACACCTTTTCAAATCTTTTTCAAAGATCAAGCTACTCCGACTGAAGTTAAAATTATTAAAAAATATCTACAGCAGTGGACTAGATTAAACAAATTTCAAAAACGTATCTTCAAAATTGTTCGCAATGCGTTCAAGTACGGAGATGCGTTCTTTATTAGAGATCCAGAAACTAATGCTTGGTTCTACGTTGATGCAAATAAAGTTGATAAAATTATTGTCAACGAGTCAGAAGGCAAGAAACCTGAGCAGTATGTTATCCGTGATTTGAATATAAACTTTGCTAACTTGTCTGCTACGCAGATTAGTCCTAACAGTACTAATGCACCTATTCCTAGTGCTTACTCCGGACAGAGTGGCGGCTCACGTGCTATGACAGGCAGTTATCCTACAAACGTAGGAACACGTTTTCAAATGAATCAAAACCAGTGGGCAATCAATGCTGAACACGTAATTCATTTGTCAATGAGCGAAGGGCTAGACAACAATTATCCTTTTGGAAACAGTCTTTTAGAGTCAATTTTCAAAGTCTACAAGCAGAAAGAATTGCTAGAAGATGCTATCATTATCTATCGTGTACAACGTGCTCCTGAGCGTAGAGTGTTCTATATTGACGTAGGAAACATGCCTAGTCATTTGGCAATGAGCTTTGTAGAACGTGTTAAAAACGAAGTAAATCAACGCCGTATCCCTAGTGTTACTGGTGGCGGACAGAGTGTAGTTGACAGCAGTTATAATCCGTTGAGTATCAATGAAGATTATTTTTTCCCGCAGACTTCAGAAGGTCGCGGATCAAAAGTTGAAATTTTACCCGGCGGAACTAACCTAGGAGAAATTGATGATCTTAGATATTTCACTAATAAACTTTTTAGAGCCCTTCGTATACCTAGCTCTTATCTGCCTACTGGCCCGGATGATGGAGGTAGTTCTTTCAATGATGGACGAGTAGGCACTGCTTACATTCAAGAACTGCGTTTTAACAAATACTGTGAACGTTTACAGAGTCTGTTAAACGAATCATTTGACTTGGAATTTAAAACTTACCTAATGAAAAAAGGTATAAACTTTGATCCAAACGTATTTGAATTACAGTTTAATCCTCCGCAGAATTTTGCTAGCTATCGTCAAACTGAAATGGACACAGCACGGATCACGGGCTTCACACAGATGATTGCCATTCCTCAAATCAGTAAACGTTTTGCCCTTAAACGCTTCTTAGGATTGACCGCAGAAGAGATGGCAGAGAACGAAGATCTCTGGAAAGAAGAAAACGGTTTGGACAAGAAAGCAGTTAGTGCCAGTGCTGAACTGCGTGGTGCAGGAGTTACATCAGGCGGCATGGAAGCTGATATGACTGGACTTGATCAAGCTGGGGAATTACCTCCAGAAGGTGCCGACCCTGCTGCTACTGCTGCAAATCAACCTGCTGGACAAACACCGGCTCCTCCACCGCCTGCTTAAGATAAATATTCGTATGCTATTAAACGAATTCATTTATTTCAACAGCACTAACGCCGATCTAAAGGATGACGAGCGATATAATCCTTTAGAAGATACTAGTGTAATCACAGCTAAGGATCTACGTAAGACTAGATTAACGCTAGATATGATTAATAATCTACGTAAAGCAGGCGATGCTAGAGAAAAAGAGCAGAAAGAGCATCTTGATTTTGTTAAAATCATGTATGCAACACCTGCAGAAGCTCCTGCTTAAAATAGCATAAGTTAATTTTTGCAGACGTTTTATAAATATTTCTGCAAAACAAATCAAAAGTGATTTAAAAAATCATGCCTCTCTGTCAGAAACGACTCGTTTTTGGCCTATTTCACATAACTAATTTAACTTGGCTGTAAATACATCGACAGCCTTGCCGCATCTAATTAAGGAGAAAACCGCAATGTCTAACAAGTTTGAACAACTATTAGATTATCTTGTCAACGAAGAAATGGATAAGGCCAATGAA